GCCGGCCAGCAGGTTCTGCGCTTGCCCCGTTCCTACCGATTGGATCGGGACGATCGCGCCGGTCGCTGAGGTTCCGGTATTTACGTCCTTGGTCGTTTGATAGGTATTCCCGTTCGGTAGGTAAGACAGCACTGAGTTAACAGGAATATCGGTCCCAGAGGGCGCGAGAACTAAGATGCTGCCTACCGCTACGGTGGCCGGAAGAAAGGTGCGGTTCAGCCATGTTTGCAGGTGCCGGCTGACGGCATCGGTTCGGGCGTTTTGGACGAAAGCGTCGTTGGCAATGAGGCGCTGATCGGCATAGACGCCGGAAAGAATGGCGCCGTTGATTTGGGATTTGATGTACCACTCAGAGTCGGTCTGATCGATATTCACGAGCCCGGGCTTAAGGGCGTCCAGATTGGCCAGGTATTCGGCTGCGCACTCATCTCTTGTCTTAAAATCGACGGCCATTCTGTCTCCTTACGAGATCGGATCCAGGATTAGGGGCGGTTGCGGCCCCGAAGCATCTACTGCGATGATCTGAATCTGCCTGTAGCCCCGGCCGCTCGCCAGCGTGGAAACGTCCATTTCCTCCGCGCGGCCGTCATCTATGATCGGCTGAACGGCGCGCTGAGCGGCGGCTGCAACAACATTTGGCTGGCTGGAAAGGCTCTTGTCGTTCTTGATCTGCCAAAAATCACTTCCCCATTCGCTATCTGGGGCATGTAGCCATCGGGTGCGAGGTCCCATTAAGCGGACGTAAATCGGCGTCTGAAGCGTTGTGTCGAGAACAGGGTTGCCCGTTTCGTCCATGTCGTAGTCGCCCGTGGCAGGATCTATAAGCCAGCTCTGTCCGTTCATCTTGCCCTCAAGGATAACCCCAATGCGAGCGTGCGTCAGCTAACCGTGCCCGTCACCACGCCCCCGGCTCCTGCGCCGGAGGTGACTTCACCGGTGACTAAAGCATTATCTTGGATTTCATCTACGATCGCCGTTGCGATGGCTGTGCAGCAGTTTTGAAGCTGGGCGTCGCTTTCTACCGTAATAACCCCGGAAAGGGCTGCGTGTAGTTTCGAGGCCAGATCGGAAATCGACATGGGCATGGGTTAGCTCCCGACTGTAGTTTTGCTCAGCATCGAGCCATCGTCTACGGGGCTTGAGGCCTGGCCGGTGAAGGTGGCGGCATTGAGCGGCGGCGTGGTCAGGCCCCCTAGCGAATCCGTATGGGTATGTGCGGCTATTGCGCTGAGCACCGTGGAAAGGCATTGCTGCAGGACGTCGCCGAACACGTAAGCGTGGGTAGCCTGCATGCTGCCGAGCAGCACCTTTCCGTTTTGCAGCCAAACCACCTGGCCATATTCGTTGTAGAGCATCGAGCAGCCGGCGCCTGGGTCAGGACGCTTCGCGTCGCGGTGGCCTATAACGTAGCGCGCCCCCGGATCCGTCCCGATCCTGGCGGTCATGCTATTGGTGCCGTCTGGCGCGCGCGCAGCGAGGCCGTAGGGGAGGACTAGCGGGCGGGTGGGGATAGTGCCCTGCCCAGGGAAATTGTTTGCTATGTCCTCACTCTGGACCTGAGCATTGAGCGTATTGGCGGGGAGCACAATATTCATCGCCCTCTTGATCTCATCCCGGATCATCGCTTGGAGCTCAGCCCTTGCGTCTACCGAAATCATGTAGAGACCCCCGGCGGCGCTGCAATGTCGCCTACGATGGTCCCGGCCTTGCAGAAATATGCGGTGGTTCGCTGTCCGCCAACCGGATCGAAGGTATACGTCACGGTGTGGCAATACATATTCTCGTCTAGGTTCCCGCGGTCGTGGGTGATCTTGGCCATCGAGTCGATCGTAATCGGCGTGCCATCGTCGTTGTAGTGGCCTGGGACGGAAATGACTACGCCAACCTCTTTCACGTTTTGCTTTGCGATTTCCCTTTTTGCCAGTGCTCCGAATAGGTTGCCGCCGGCTACCTGCAGCTGGTTCACCTCTGACAGGTCCTGAGCTGAGCTGCTATCGGGGCTCGACCAGAGGATGGTCTTGAGCACGCGGTGGCCGAGTTGGAGCAGGTTGTTTGGCCCTCGCGAGGCATTCACTACCGCCTGCTGCGGCCCGACGATGTTGGTTACGTTTTCCTGGGATGTGAAGATCGGGACGATCACGTTCGGGATGGTAGCCGCGGCAAAGCTCGACTTAATATTCATCACATTGGCGATGCGCTTGGCCTTGATCAGGTACCAGCTCTGCGTGGAGGCTTGCGCCATATTGGGGCGGCCGATCCGCAGGGTTCCGTCAGGCAGCATCCAAGCAATGCAGTTGAGCGGCTCAAGGAACCGCTGCAGGCAGGTCATTTTTGAATCTGCCGGCTCTGTGGCAAAGAGATAGGGCAGGCCAGGAGCTTGCTGCAGGGAGAGCCCCTTGATGCGGGTATCGACCTGAAGCTGGTTAAAGACGACTTGGATCGTGACCTTATTGCCCCAGAAGGGCTTGGAGTCCATTGAGATCGCATCCTGATCTACAAACTGCCCGAGCAGATCTCGCCCGTGAACGGAGACCATTTCCCCGCCGTCAGCGTCGTTCTCAACCTCCACCTCGTCGATCAGCCCCGTTGCTAGCGTCGTCTTATTGCCCGACAGCTGTACCACGTCTCCCTCGGAGAAGTACTTCTGGAACGGGGCCGGATCATCAGGTGCTGCAAATGAGAAGGAAAAAGCGGAAGCGGGCACCAGTACGCTTTGGGTGAAATCGTACTTGATGAAATTTTTGAGCAGGAAAGAGCCAGAGGAAAGGAAGCTATTAGCGTTGCTCCCGTTCAGCGGGAAAATATTGATCGAGACCGGAGGGTATTGGCCGGTGCGCTGAATGTCAGAAATAAGGCTCACGACACAGGCACCTGCAGACTGGTTCCCTGGGGCACAAGGTTAGAAGATAGAATCCAAGGATTCTGCAGCTCAATGTAGTAGCTCAGGTTTACGTCCAACCCGCAGGCAAAGGCGATCTCCCGCACGCTCATATCCCGAGGAGTCGTGAAGTTCACCAATGCGCTCTGGGAATTGGCCAAGGCGGCCTGCAGGACAGAGAGCATTTGGTTGGAGGAAACCTTCAGCTGCAAAATCTCATCGTGGAAGTAAAGCGAGCCATCCGTCTGCTGGTTTACCGGCTCGATCACCGTGGAGGTTTCAAGCTGCGAGATGATGGCTTGAGCCTGATCGCGCAGGGTGTTTACCGCATTAGTGGCCTGCGTAGGCGTTAGCGAAGAAATGGGGGAGTTGGTAGATGCGTTGGCTACGGGCAGGAACGGATCCTGAACGGAATTGGCTACGGGGAAATTTGTTTGCGCCGTATTGCCGGATCCGGTGGCCGTCCCACCCTGGCTTACGGGCAGTAGGCCCGGGAGGTCAGTATTGGAATCGGTGCTGAAAGACGCGCTCAAGCTTTGGAGCAGGGCGGTAAACCCTGTGCTGTAGGCGGTAAGGGCATTTGAGATCTGAGTAGCGAACCCGCGGATCGCAAAGATATTGGACTGGATGCCGATCGCTATGTTGTTCACGGCAGCTACCGCACCCATAGCGGCCTGCAGCGCGCTCTTGAAAGTGGAAACCTTATTCGGGGCGGCGGCTGCGAGCTGGGAGATCGTAAAGGTATGCTCGATAAACTTGATCCGCAGAATGATGGCCTTGCGGCTCGCCGATTCATGCAATATCTCGCCGTCGGTGGGCGTTACGGGCAAGCGCCCGCGCACGGGATGAGTGAGGATGCCAGCACCCGGCTGGTTGAGCTCCTTAAGGAAGGCATTCAGGCCGTTGACGTAATTCGCGCCCCAGATGATGACGTCGAGATTATTCTCCTCGCCCTTGCGGCCCAGATCATCCGTGGTCTGGCCATCGACATAAGCGAAGCGGTAGACAACCTTCCGGCGGCCGATGATGTCCGTAATCGACATCATGGAAGCGTTGTAATCGTTTGGGCCCGGTTTGAAGGCGATGAACTTTACGGGGGCGGGCGCGGCGCGCGGAGGAAGCGTTTTGGCTAGCGTGAGGTTCGAGATATACGTGCATTCGACGATATTCCAATTGCTAGCCGCCAGCCCGGACAGATCGTTGAGGATGCCGGCTACGGGAGAGATTGGGGCTGCGATGTTAAAGATGGCCATTCATCCCTCCTTTTTAGGGCCCAACGCTTGAGCCCCGCGGGGCCCGCATGGAAGATCCGTGGGCATGCCCTGAGCCAAGGCCTTCAATTTTTATTTTCTGCCCGCTAGCGTTGATCGCTTTGATGTCCTTAAGGTGGCTGGAGATCTCTTTCAGGATTGCGGCATTCTCATTGTTCTTTTCTCTCTCCTGCTGCAACGGTGCGGTGACGCGGCTGTACTGCTGGCGCTCATTCTGAAAGCCCGCGGCTACTACGGCCCCGCCGACGGCTACCGCCGCCCCGACAGTGGCCAGAGCAGGCAAAGCAGCGCCGATGCCAGCGCCAGGCAATCCGCCAAGACCGCCGCCCATTCCGATATTGTCCACCCAAACATGCTGCACCGTCTTTCCTGAAGCCTCAGCGACTGCCGAGGAGGCTAAGCCGGAAGCCAGCCCTCCGCCCAGCCCTTTGCCGATGCCCTTGAGGCCGAAACCAGCTAGGAGAGCAGCCAGAATGCCTCCGCCGGCAACCACCGCGGCTGCGCCCCCGGTGGACTGGCTTGCCTTGCCAAGTAGGTTTGTTGCGCCCTGCTCAAGCGGGGCGATCGCGGAAGAAAAGTAGGATCCGATCTTGTTGATCGAGCGGCCGAAGTTCTCAGCCATGCCCCCGCTTTCGCGGTAGGCCTTCTCGATGTCCACCACGCGGTTGCGCGCGTCCTCGATCGCCTTACCGTTCGTTCGCATCGCCTCCGCCAAGCGGATGAAGCCCTGCGCTTCCTCATCGCTGAAGCCGAAAGTCTTGAGCCCAGCCTGCGCATCTCCCAGCCCGCGGCCCTTAGCCTCGCGCAACGTGCTCTCGATCGCCTTCTGGTTAAGCTGCCCCTGGGGACCGATGATGCGGCCAAAGCCTTGTGCTTCTATTCCAAGGCGGGAAATTCTGTTGAGCCCTAAGTACTTCTCCAGAAAGGCCGTGGAGTCCTGTCCCCCTAGAAGAGAGGCAGATGCCAGCCCTACAGCCCCCCCTCCCTGCAGCTGCTTTTTAAAATCAGCATTCGCATGCGAGAAAAGGTCATTCAGCGATTGCAGCGCATCGGTGGCTGATTTGCCGGTGGCATCGCGAATGCGCAGGACATCGGCAGAAACGCGGCTTACTGCCTTCAGGTCGTTAGGGTTCTCACCACGGGCTGTTACCGCCTGCGCTAGTCCCTTGGCGATCTGCCCCTCCTGCCCTCTCTGCCCGGTGATGGAAGCGAGCTCGCCGGCCGTCTTGGAATACTGGATCAAGTTCGCTTCCCCGCGCACGGGCGTTTCCGCAAGCCCTTTGAGCGCATTGCCAGCAGCCTCAGAGGAGAGTCCGATCGCGCCGAGCCCGCGGGTCATGTGCTCTTGGAATTTCGCAAAGGAGCTTTCCGTCATGCCGAAGACGGAGCCGAGCTTGCGGATAGTATCCGACAGCCCGATAGACTCTTTAATAGCCCCGCGGAATTGGTTGCTGAGCTTTAGGCTGTCGCTCAGTGCGTTAATAGAGAGCAGGCTGCGGAAGTCTTTCTTGAGCTGATCCGCTACGTTCCGGCCCATATCGCGCAGGCCTTGCAGAAAGGTTTTCGTCTTCTTGGTGTCCTCATCGAGGTTGTCAGCGAGCTTCTTGCCCATGTCCTTGAGGGATTCGCCAACAGCCTTGGATTGGTCGGTGATCTTGGCCAGATCTTCGATGATTTTGGATAGCTGCGAATTTACTTGCAGTTCAACGGCCACGGGCTATACCCCCTTTCGGATGATACCAGCCGCCAGGGCGTGGATAAACCACCAGGTCACTTGTCCGCGGGTGAGTCTTCGCTGGTCAAGAAGTAGCGAGCCAGAACTAACAATTGCAAGCGCGATAACGCAGTCAGTAGTTCTCTGTTTTTTTTTACCTGAGCGACGAGTTCCTCGACGTCCTTTTCGGGGAAGCTTTCAACGGCCGGATCGCACATGCGCACAACATCTACGTATTGCTGGTAGTAGAACTGCACCTCTTCGGGCGTCATCCGGTCAACGGAGTGCTCCGTAAGCTGCGGATCCCTCATTCCCACATCGGAGGTGGTTGCCATTACGATCGTCTTACGCGCTAGGATGGACGATTCATTCAGCGTAGTCCGCATAGCCTCTGGGACGGAGCGCAGCTCAGCCATCGTCTCATTCGCCATAGTGATCGTCTCCCCCATCGAGAGCGGGCGAACGTGAATGATTTGGTCGCGGATTTGAATCGGATGGCGATAAGCGATGCCCATGCGCATGCGCGCGAGCATCTCCGTGTCGATCATTGGGACGGGTTTTTTATCTTCGGACATGGTGGATCACCTCGTCATCAGCCCGTAGCGGCTAATGAGAGATTCGTATCAAATAGAGCGGAGTTGCCAATGGAATCCTTCCAGCCCAGCGCACCAAGCGCGAAGACGCCCTTGGCCTCTTCACCCACGCCAGGCGCCGTATCCTCGCAGGTCCGGCGGTAAAGGTTGGTGGCGACGTACTGATCAGCGCCGATCACAATATTAAGCGCTACGGAATTGTTCTCGTAATCGATCGACTCGATCTTGGGGCGCGCTAGCTGATTTTCGACGGGAATCGTAAGGTCGATCTCGATGTCGGTATTGCCCTCGACGAAGCCAGAGTTAAACCCATCCTGGGTCATCCCTTTAACCGGCCGAGAGTTGAAATTCCGCCGAGAAGAAAAGGTAAGCACATCCTGCAGGTATGCCCCGTTGAGGCTGAGAAAGGCCCGATCTGCAAACCTGGTTGCCATGCGTTATCTCCTCTTAAGTGCTCAGGCTGAGCAAGTCGTCAAACAGCGTGGTCAGCACCGTATTGGTCGCGATCACATGCAAGCCCGGGATGATGTTGATGGGCAGCTGACAGTCCATCCGGCTCCGGTCCGTCGCGTTCTTCTGCACAAGGAATAGCTTCGAGAGCTGTGCCACCGCTTGGAACATGCCCATATCTTCGAAATCGCCAGCCAGCTGCACGGCTGCGCCACGAACATCCCGAACCTTTTGGTTCGAATTCTTTACGTTCTTAAATTGCGGCTGCTGTTGCGCGTTCCACCAAGCTTCACGCCAGTAGAAGGCGACCTGGAAATCTTGAACGTCGATATAGGTATCGTTCGTGATCGGATTGCCAAACTGATCGAAGGTGCGCGTGGTAATCGTGCGCACGTAACCGACAGAGCCATCGGGCCGAACCTTAAGAGGCGTCCACCCCTGCTCCAAGGCCGTCTCCGATTCAGAGCCAGCGCCAACCGAAATCCAATCGGTATTTTGCAGCGGAGCCGCTACGCCTCCGATCGGAAGGCTATCCATCGGATTGAAGGGCGGCGCATTCGCTGCCACCTGCGCTACGGCCGCGGCACACATCTGCGCTACGGAATAAGCCGGGGCATTCGCTCCCGTGCCGGTATCGCGCAGCCAGAAGGCTTCGAAATTGAAAGAGTTGTAAACGTTCGGCAAGCTCGCCGGGTTCACAACGCTGCGGTTAAAGACCGCGCCGAAAGTGCCAAACTGATTATTCTCAACGCGCTCGGGGCCGGACATGGTCTGGCAGGTCGCTAGCAGCGCTTGTCCTAAAGTCTGATTCAGCCCGTCGTAGGGGGAGACGATCCAATCGTTGCGCAGCTTCTGGATATTCGCCAGGCAGGCGTTCGTTCCTCCGCCGAAATCAGTGTCCGTGCTGGCGAGCGGGCAAATGTTGATATTCGGGAAGGTTCCCCCCTGCTCCGCTTCAATGGCTTCGACGAAAGCGTAAACCATCTGCGCGATCTCAGAGCCCGCGCCGCAGTAGCCGGCGACCTCACCGGAGGCCGCGTTGGCGTCGGTCGTGTTGTTGACCTTGATCACCTGATAGTTGGTAACGCCCGTCGAGCCGGAGGCAGCCGCAGCTCCTCGATGGCCGATGATGCAGACGGTCAGCAGTGGTGAGGGGAGGCCAATATTCTGGCCGAAGGTCAGCTGAGAGGGATTGCTCGGCGTTAGCCGGTTACCTATGCTCGTGAGTGGTAATCCCATTAGCTCTGTCCTCCTGGCTGGTTGTCCTGGTCGGTGATCGTCAGCTCCACCGTAGCATTATCATCCTGCAGCAGCTGAAGATTGGTGACGATCGTCTTTAGGTCGCCAATCGTAACCTCGAACGGGGTATCTTTCTCCCGGTTCGTGCTTTCCAGATACAAATCCCACTGCCGTAAATCCAATCTGAAGTTTATCTGAAATTGGGTCAGGGGCACAACAGAGTCTTGCCATTCGAAGCCAAGGCTGTTGTCAAAGCTCAATACCTTCCCCAGCTCATTGAGCCCCGGAACCATCGCGGACACCGCGTTAAAAAACGGGGTAGCGCGGAATTGCTGCCAGAGTGCGCCGGTTACGATCGCCGGCAGCTTCTGCAAATC